TTTGGTATCGGTTCATTCTTTACCGGATTTGCTCTTGCATTTGATATTGCAGATGCTGCTGGTAAAAAATTATTAGGAAATGATGGATTAGGATCTGGATTCGAAACATTAATGACCAATGCTGTTGCAGGTATCAATAAAGCTGCTAGTATAGAACTTCCAGCAGATAATTTTGAAAATTATAAAGTAGCTCTCACAAATTTATCTTCGGCACTAACATCTTTTGCCGTAGAAGGATTATATCAAAACTTGGCTAATGCAGGTAGTGCCATTTTAGAATTCTTTGGATTTAATAGAGAAGATGCAGCAGATCCAATCAAAGCAGTAACTGATAGTTTAGAAAATGTTGATACTGCTAAGTTAGCACAGTCAGCTACCGCATTAAATAATGTCGCTGTAGCATTAAAACAAATTGGCAGCGTTAACTTAGGAGATGTTGGCAGAAACTTTGAAGGTTTTGCAAAAAGTTTACTAGGAACTACACCCCTATTACATTTGTTATATTACGGTGGTGAATATGGAGCTGATTGGTTTGACGGATTAGATGCTGTCAGTTTAGATAAAAAATACTCATTGCAAACATTAATGAAAGATGGCACATTAAAAAATATGTCATTAGGCACTCAAGCAATGGGTGAAATTCTTCGCTCAATGAATATGGGTATGAACCCTAATCTATACGTAACACCACAAATGGATACATCACAACAAGTATCTAGTGGAAGAAATAACAGTGATAGAAGAAGTCCAGGAGCTATGGGTGGTCCAGTTGATGCTAGTACACAGCAGTTTTTTGATAATAAATCATTCAATTCAGAAGGTGTAAAGAATTTTAATTATAATTTCCCAGGAACTAGTCCTGTAAAATCATTAGGGGCTAACGTACCTTAATAAAAAAATAGGGGCATGAAGCCCCTATTTCCGAATCTCACCTCAAAAAAGATTAATCGTCATTTGCAAGTGATTTAAACATTGCCAATGCATCATCATCGCTTTCTTCGGAAAAACGAGACTCTAATGGAGATGGCGCCTCAGGTTGCTTTGGGGCTTCTTGAGACTTAAACTTTGGTTGAAAGTTCATCTCCGCCTCATCGTCCTCAGCAGTGCTCTGGGGTGCGTGGTCACTGCTATCAAGAGCAAGAACCTTATAAAGCTTCGCTTTTAGTTCATCATATGTCTTGAAGTTTTTAGGAGCAACGAGATCCTGAAGAGAGTATTGAGTTTCCCATACACTCTCTAATGCTTCGTCAGAAAGATCCTCACCATCTGGATTAGTCATTTGACCAACAGGTGAAAACTCTGACTTATCGTAGTTACGATATCCTTCCACATTACGTGCTTTCAATTTGAAATCCGCACCTTCCCAGAAATCAAACGGATTAGCTGGATTCTCATCTTCAAATTGTGGATTCATAACATCGTTTAGTTTATCAAAGATTTTCTTACCAAACTTATACTTGAAGACCTTGCCTTCGTTCTGAGGATTAGTAGGATCTTTGACAACGTAGACATTGGCAATATAATTAAGACGTCTTTTCTGCTTACGTGCAATATCCTTATCAGACTCTACGCCTGAGTTCCAGAGTTTGCTATTGTATTCAGATACCGGATCGTCTTGATTAATAGTTGTCAATGAATTTTCGATATACCAACCACCTGGACCTTGAAAACCATGGTCCCACATTCTTACGAATGGCATATCTTCTCCCTTAGGAGCAGGAAGGAAACGAAGCACAGCATAGCCGTTACCAGCTTTGTCGACCTCTAGTTTCCAAAATTCGTCTTGTTCGGAATTGCTTCCCCCTTGGGTATTCATTTTTTGAAGTTGCTGGTTCAACTTATCGAATGAAGATGAACGTGACTTCTTTAGGGCTGAAAATGATGTAGTCATTTATATTTCTCCTTATGCGTTATATAGCGTTGTATGTTACAATATGTTTTCGTATTTGTCAAGCAAAATCTTTTTGAATTTATCCAACTCAAAACTCTCCTCGTATAGGAAAGGTCGATAATTGCTGACACTATTATTTATATTAGGATATACGATGTTGTCTCTAACTTTTTTATCCCAATATTTGAAACACCCGAGAAGGTCATCTAAGATAACCAATGTTTCAATACCTACCCTCTTTTGAAGATAGAGTTTAAGAACATGAGGATGTTGTCCTCCGACTACTTTGAACTCGGTGTCAAAGTCATCATCAAGTTCAGACAAATCCGACTTAAATGAATATCTAAGTCGTTGTTGCCGTGTAAGCCAATCTGTATAAACCTGCTCACATTTCTCGCTATCTGCTATATCACCTATCCATACTTTTGGATTGTGTAGCAAATTAGCTAGAATTCTTTTCTTTGCATCTTCCTTCTTTGTCAATTTGTAAAAGAAAAACTTATCTTTGCGTGTATCAAAACTTGTTTGTTTTAAGCGTAGTTTACCACCATATTTAAAGAAATCATAATCACTTGTAAAATGCTGTTTTACAGCAACATAATAGGTGTATAAACCAAACGCATCCGCATCTGAATATAAGGACATTTATATAGGTAACCTTACTGTCTTTTCTACCAAATTTAGGTCTTCTGCTTCTTCGTAAATTCTTGCTTTCAGAATTGGTGACCTTCGAATGATTTCTCCTAGAACTTCAATTTCTAATTCATTTTGTGCAGCATATTCACATATTGCGTCTATGTAAGAAACCCCTTGGTCAATCATATGAGAAATATCTCGCATGATTTTTTCTGAGTTTAATTCTAATTTTATTTCAGCCATTGAGTTATTCTATTCTTCCGGATCCGGATCGAAATTATACACAATGTCATAATCTGAATTATCGTTTGTGTATACGTATTCTACACTTGTATTAGATAATATTTCTATATTAGAGCATTGTATAGGTTCACCATCAAATGTAATAGTAACTTCATAATCCGGATTCAACGTATAGTCTACCGGTGTATCAATTATAATTGTATTACTCATGTTTGGGAATCTCCTAAAAAAATGAGGCCCGTTCTGTTGCTAGGTGGAACCCATACCCCGAGTAATTACGCTGCGATAGCGTAATCCTCAGATGCAAAATTATCGTTTGCATTTAGTTTTTTTGTTGCGTTAACGTAGCTCCTACACGGCATCTCCACTCATCTTCTCTATCCTGTCGAACCTATTTCGCCCCCATCAAAAGCACTCGCAAGCAGTGATCCAATTATCTCATCTACGAGTGCTTATGGTGGAGGCGCCGGGTACCGCCCCCGGGTCCAGAAGAGCATCAACTTGTTTCATCAATGCAATACGTATTTATTAATATATAACAAACACGTTAAAATGTCAACCATTTTTTGAAATTAATTACGCCTCATTTGTGCAATATCTTTTGCATCTTTAGTATCAAACACAGGAACCATATTGCTCTTGTGCATAGTAGCCACTCCTAATAATTTTCTTTCTCCTGAATAGACAAGCTTTTGTTGTGGTGCAGTGCTACCTCCAGGAATAACATCACTGGTAGGAATACTGTTACCAGTAGATCTATAGTCAGGAATAGAACGAATAGGGTTGCCAGCGTTCTTCTTTTTATTTTCAGCTATTTGATCTGGGTGGGCATTCATTTTGCGTAACCATTTATCATGTCTCGCTTCTGCCTCTAACATCTTTTTTGTTTTGTTTTTTGCTTTACGTTTTTTGTAATTAGTTGTAGTCATATAAGGACCAACCAAATGCATAGTCATAATAAATATCCTTTAAGTTAACATTCTAATAAGACCTACTGTATCAATTGTAATCAACAATAAGTAATTGGCAATCATGCCAAAAGATTTACGACTCCAACTAGCCCAAGCATACATGCAGCACCCAAAGATCCATATCGGATAAAGAACCAGCAAAGGCGGATTAGGAACGGTAAGAGCCATCGTAATGCTACACCCAATAGAAATACCCCAAGCAGCAAGTTCAACAATGAATCTAAATCGATTGGAATACCAGTCATTTTCTATCCATTTCCATGTTTTATTAAAGTAGTTCGCTTCATTCATAATACATTGTATATTACTGCTTGGGGTTTGTCAACCGGTTTTTTACAATCCGTTAGGTACGATTACGTAATGGATTGCTAGAACTACACCTACAGATGCACCCAGACCAATCATCATTTTAAAGAAGTCTCTACCTACTAGTGGGAACACTGTCTTGAACTTCTCTTTGCCTGTTACTGTTGCCATTGCTAATTCTCTACCACAAAGCAAACCTACGAACACCCAAGTTGTTGACATTGGGATATCGTTTAGCTCTTTGAAGAAGAAAAGGATTAGCCAGTATACTAAGTCAACAATAGTTGCTGACCTAACATAACGAGTATTATGCTTTTCTAATACAATGTTTTGGATCTTACCTCCGCCTTCACGGAACATAAATGCCAGACCAGCGACAAACACGATACTAATTAGAACCATCAAATCCCAAGGTATTTGTCTTGGCAAGAATACAGCAATATTTGCCATATCATGTGATAACCAAGTAAACCATAAGAACCCTGTAGTCACCCATTGTGCTATACGCCAATAGTTTTTATGTTCTTCTTTAACAGGTTTTGCTTCATCTAATATTTTACTCACTACAATCCAAATAGCGTAAGCAGCTACTGCTGCTACTGCATAACCCATCATGGATTTCATTAGCATTTTTTCTAATACAAATGTACTAGCAAATGCGCTTAATACTAAAAAAGATGTGCTGACTGGCACACCTATTCTTGTAAGTATTAATAATAGTCCTGGTGCCATTGCATGATACCATTGTATCTCTTGGAACGGTATTTTGTTTAGTCGTCCATAACTGATGTCTCCACCATTTACATACCAACCATACCAAAGCGTATACAGTAGAACAGCTGATGCTGCTCCCCACATGACTTTCCAGTTAAATTTTTCGTTATTTGATGCGATCCAAGTACCTAGGGTTTGTACAGAATCGTTGGCAATAACAGCGTATCCTGCGAACAGGAATCCGACCGCCATCCATAGTGTGAGTGCGTCCATATATAACTCCTTTATTGTTTGCTGATTTTACCTCAGCGCTCACATAATTATAATTCTGGGAATAGACATTTTTCTTGAAACTCATCGACCGCTTCTGGGTCGAGGCCTAAAGATTTCATAACTCGTGGTGTATGGGGATTTTGCTTTTGAAAATGTGCGTATCTGTTTTGGGCACCTTGTCC